TTTGGTGCTTGGGATGGAAAACATCTATCCAATACATTTAACCTTATAAAAAATAAAGAATGGAAAGGTCTTTACATTGAAAGTGATGAAAATAAGTATAAAGATCTACTTGAAACATGTAAAGAATACCCAAATATAACACCAGTTCAAAGTTTCGTCACTGGTGAAAATCTTGACGATCTCATTTTAAATAATGACTTCCCAGAAGATTTAGACCTTCTCTCTATAGACGTTGACAGTATTGATTACGAAATATGGAAAGGATTGATGAAGGTGAGACCAAAGTTGGTAATCATAGAACCCTGCAACTCCACGTCACTTTGGGAGAAGGATGTATCATACGATGGACATGGTGCGAGTCCATTCCTGATCAAACAACTTGCCAAAGAAAAGGGATATACATTTTTGTGTACAACAGGAAATCTATTTTTCGTAAGAGATGACATTAACACTTTGGAAGCGAATGATGAGATTGAATTCCCATGGTGGTTACCCGATGATATTAAACGAATGGTGTTTCACATAAGTAATATAATACCTGATGCGCAACTAGATGATTTCGGAAAAGACATTATTAAATACACTAGAGGTACGAAACTGGGATACATGACAAACGAATAAACCGATTTTCACTTTCACTTTCACTTTTTAAGATATACGAGTATCTTAAAAAGTGATTTTTATTTATTTTTACTATCAAACTAATATTTGATACTTAGTTGCTGAAAGCCAAACCACCCATACCGCTTTGAATGCGGAGGACGTTGTAGTTGACCGCGAACATGTTCATGGTGGTGGACGCGATACCGGCGGGCACGGTGACAGCAACCTGCGCGTTATCGATGCGCGAGAAGTTGCAAGTACCGGTGGGCTGATGTTCTTCGGGCTTGAGCGCGAAGGAGTACGAGTACACACCGGGGTAAGGGTTACCCGAGTGGTGGTTGTACGCTTGCACCTGGTTGAAGTACTTACCCTTCTGGGCCTTGAAGCGGTCCTGACCGTTGAGGATGAGCTTGAAGTCGGTGAGGGGACCAACAGTCTCTTCACGGAACTTGACAGCGGGTGAGTTCGTACCCCATTCCACACCAGTGCGGAGGAGAGGGACACCGGTACCCTGGCTGATGGACACGAAGGCGTTGGAACCATGGGCGGCCTCGGGGTCGGACTCAAGGACAATACCGGTCGCACCGGGGGCGCTGGTGAAGTTCCACATCGCGGTAGCAGTGTTCGCCGCGGCGGGGTCGTTGAAGCACCACACCAGCTCCTTGACGGGGTGGTTGTACGACAGGCGCTTGTTGGAGGTCTGACCCGCGGAGACGGTGTCCGAACCAGTGTGCTGCACCTGCTCGATCAGGTATTCGTGACCCTTCTGGGCGAATCGGCGACGCTCTTCGGTGTCCAGGTAGACGTAGTTGGCCCACACCTTGAACACATTCTTGTTCAGGTAGGTCTCCATGTCCGAGGCCAGATCGAAATCAATGCGGACCTCGTGGTACTGGAGGGCAATCAGAGGCAAGAACAAACCGGGGTTCCTGTTGAAGAAGAAAATCAGGGGCAGGTACACAACCTTGCCATCCTCAGCAGTGGTCATCTTACCCCAGTTAGCCTTCTTGGCTTCGTCCAAGTAAAGCTCGGAGTACAAACGCCACCACCGCTGGTAGTGTTTGTCAATGCGCTGACCACCGATGGAAAGCTCCGCGGAGGCGATGGCACGCTCGGCGACCCAGCAAGAGGGGGCACCGGCGAAGGTGTTGGACGAATCAGCGTCGGACTCGAGTTCGAGGTACATGTCACCGACGAGATCACCGTTACGGGCGACGGTCACGGACACGCGGCCGGAGTTGGCGGCGGTACCGTTGACGGTCTGCTCGATGTTCTCCATCGCGAAGTTAGTGTGGCGTTTGTAGACAGCCTGGAAGAAGGTCACTTTAGGATTTCCGGTCAGGTAGACATCCTGGGCACCGTAAGCGACGAGTTGCATAAGACCACCGGCCATTTTGAGAGTATTTGTACTATACAGCAACATTTTTTTTCTGGCTGAAATCGCACCGAGTGCGACATTCTGGATCTCGAAATTTCTCAGTCTAGGTTAAATGTCGTCACGCCCTGAAGAGGAAGAACCTATTGATGAAATCGAGGAGGGTGAGATTGTCTCAGAAGAGGACGAAGAGATTGACCTCACAGATGAGGATGATTACGAAATCAACGACGATGATGAGGATGAGGATAACATGGATATCGCAGGTCTCATGACCTCCCTTCTTGCCACACCCGACGGAGACACGGTCTGCTCGGCCCTGGTCAATCTTTGTTACCAATTGGAAACTCAAAACAAGATCTTAATTAAAATGCTCTCTAAAATACAACCTCCAAAATCGGCTTAGAAAGAAAAAACGTAGTGTAATAAATTAGAATGGAGCATACCCATTTCATCGATAAGGATCCTAATAAATTTGATGCTCTCGTGCAGCTTCAAAAAGAGCACATCCAATCGATGAAAGATGATCAGGTAAACGTCGTCATTGATAAATTTGAACATGCTTGGTCCCTGAAGACCAACGACTTTAGAAATGCTCGTGAATTGGGGTATCGTCAATTTGTACACCCTGATAACTTCGATGAGACTGGAAACCCCATTCCTAGTCAGATTGACATCCTGGCTATTAAGGGTATTCGTGACAAACAGAGAACGTATCTCATTAACCTTAAGAATCATAGTAGAGACCTAAAGATCCATAAGAAGGAACCAAACGACGATGGGATGACGATCGTCAGACGAATTAACAACATCCTGAAGCAATTGAGTGATGGATATGAGAATATTCGTCGTCACTACATATCTTTTGAGCGTGTAGACAACCCGACGGCTCTCCCACAGTTCAGTACATCAGGTGATCCTTCCACCATGGACGAAGAAGAACTTGAGAAGACAACCCCATTCCAGATGTGTCTCCTGCATTCGTTAGATCAGACCTACAAATCTGGGTACAGGCGTTACAAAGGACAGTGTTGTGAAGAAATTAAGACCATCGAGGGGCATCGTACCCGAGCTTGGCAAACAAAGTTTACGATTGAACAGTTTGTCTATTCTCTTGCACAAAAAGATGACGACTTTACCATGTGGAAGAACTTTACGAGTAGGGGTAACGTTTACAGAGATGTTGTTGATAATATGAGTAAATGTACTGACGCTCAATTTCCTGAAATTACAAAGCGCCGACATGTTTGGAGTTTCAAGAATGGTGTCTTTGTAGGTAAAGAGTGGATCCCAGATCGTGGTGTCCACGACTGTTGCTTCTACCCATATGAGAGTAAAGAATTTCGTTGCCTTGATCCAACTATCATCGCGTGCAAATATTTTGACCAACAATTTGATGACTTCTCTCACGTTGAGAGATGGCAAGATATCCCAACACCCTTTTTTGATTCCGTTCTGAAATATCAACAATTCGATAAGGATGTTTGTGATTGGGCCTATGTAATGGGTGGTCGTCTCTGCTACGATGTTGGTGAGATGGATGCCTGGCAGGTGATTCCATTCTTCAAGGGTATCGCCCGTTCAGGTAAATCTACCCTAATTACCAAGGTTTTCAAGAAGTTCTACGAAAATGAAGACGTTGGAACCCTCTCAAACAACATTGAAAAGAAGTTTGGTCTCTCTGCCATCAAAGACTCCTTCATGTTCATCGCACCAGAGGTGAAGGGTGATCTCGCACTTGAACAGGCGGAGTTCCAGTCTATGGTCTCAGGAGAAGATGTCTCTGTTGCTGTCAAAAATAAGACTGCTGTTTCTATAGAGTGGATTGTTCCAGGAGTTTTGGGTGGTAACGAGGTTCCTAATTGGAAGGATAACTCGGGATCTGTTCTTCGTCGTATCCTCACGTGGAACTTCACCAAACAGGTGCGGGAGGCAGATCCCCAACTTGATGAGAAGTTGAACGGAGAACTACCCATCATTCTTCTCAAATGCATTAGGGGTTACCTAGAGTATTCTAACAAATACAGAGACAAGGATATTTGGAATGTAGTACCAGAGTACTTCAAGAAGATCCAGAAGCAGGTTGCGATGGTGGCGAGCTCTCTCCACAACTTCTTGGAGAGTACTCTAATCAAGTATGACAAAGATCTATTCGTGCCACAGAAGCTATTTATACAGGTCTTCAATCAACACTGTCAGGCAAACAACTTGGGTAGACACAGGTTTACTCAGGACTTTTACGCCGGACCTTTCAGTTCTAGAGACATTGAAGTCAGGGAAGAAATAGTGACCTATAATGGACGTACATACCCAAACCAGCCCGTGATCTACGGTCTAGATGTGATTGATGAGAGTTTAGGTTTCACAGAGGACTATTAAAAAAAATAACTACTAAATAGTAATAATGAGTCAGCAGCTCAAAGAGTTTGTGAAACAGTCAGGTGTAGAGCTACGCCCGACTGGTACTCCAAGTTCGGTTGCGTCAAACAACAACTTCGCCAGAGAGCTTGAGGCTAATATGTTAAGAAGGCAAGAGTTTCCAAACCGCCTTGAAAAGAATATGATGAGTAATGCGAACTATAACGAGTTTTCAGACGCTATCAATTCAAATTGGAATAGAGATGCCAACTATAACAAACTTCCAAATGAAAACAAAAAAATGATAAACAATATACTCAGTGAATTTGAACCTCCAGTACCAGTCCCCATTCCTCCTCGTAACATAGAGCTTAGTTTTAGCAAATTAAATCCAGGTATGTTTAACGCCACAGTAAACAAGGAGTTTCCACGAGAAGGTGAGCTCATTGATCTCAAAAAAATACTTATGAGAACACCCATCGCCAAAACATCTATTGGTGAGGGTCTTTATATAGACACTCGGGAGATAATAGGGAGGTATGGTGCAATGCAAGAAGGGTTCTCCCATACACGCGAATATGGTACGCGTGGTAATATTAATAGACGTTTCTTCACCGTTCAGATAAAAGTTATTGTTTCCAATGGCATTGAATCCAAGGGTGCTACCGTAAACTTTTACAAAAATGGGAAGATTCGGTTCTCAGGTGGCTTTATCGGTACAAATATTTCCAATCAACCTGAACTCATTCGTCGTTTCATAGTAAACACGTACAGTGAGAAGGAGGCGTTCCTCTACAATCCATTTGAATATAACAATCTCAGTGGACAATTCAGGATTAATGGTAATTTTAAAAATTTTAGTTCCATAGCTAGTCAAAAACAGAGAGTATACGCATCTGTAGGTGTAACCAAATTAGATTTTGAACCTGAACTTTCCCCCTTTATGTATGTGCATTACAAGGGTCATAAATATATATTCTCTCAATCTGGAAATGTCCAGATTTCTGGTGCACCAAACCCAGCTGATATGCTTGTCGCATACAACGATGGTATAGAATTGGTTAAGGTTATGAATACAGAGGGTGACGTTGTTGTAACTGGGGAAGTCCCTAAAAAACTCACAAAGGGTGTACGTGTTCCACAAAAGAGGGGTCCTAAGAAGAAGAGTGGACCAGCTGCACCAAAGAAAAAGCGTAACAACGTTTTAAACATCCAAATTAACGGTATTCAATGTATGCGCTTTTCTAAACCGGAGCTTGTAGATTTCGCGAAGAAGTTGGGTGTTGTGGGTATCACCCAAAGTACCAAGAAGGAAGAGATATGCAAGAAGATTAACTTGGTCGTGAACAAGAATAGCACCACGTTCAAAAACACAAACAAAAAAAGGAATGTAAAACTCTCGGGATCTAATAAAAACTTCAAAGTTGGTAAATCTAAGTGTATGAACTACGACAAAACAGAACTTTTGAGGGTTGCCAAGATTCTCAAGATACAACTTGATGAGAAGGAGACTAAGGTTACTCTCTGTAAAAAGATTGAAAAGGCACGCAACACCATGATTGCCCCCAAACCAAAGACACCACCACCACCACCAAAGAGGGTCGTGAGACAACAAAAAGTTGAACAAAAGAAGGTGGTCAAAACTGAACAGGTCATGAAGAAGAGGGGTCTGGATGACAATACAATCCGAAAAGACATCATTAAACTCTACGGCAAGCGATGGATGGATCGCTACAAGAATGTCATGTCCTCCCTAAACAGTGATGTTCGTGAAATGACTATTCGTTTGGGTCAAATTAGGGGGGGTAACAAGATGGGTATTCCATTCAAGAAGAATGTGGATGACGTTAAGAAGAATCTAGTGAACAAATGGAAGAGGGAACGTACACGAAACCTTGAAAAGAAAGTCATATTAAATAAACTTAATGTGAATGGTATCCCTCGTAATATGGTAGCGGCATACAAAGTTGGGGTTGTCAATTACATCATGATACATAAACCAACCAAAGAAAAACTGACGAAGTACAAGAAAACTTGGTTGAACAACAAAAAGAATACAAAGAATGCAATTCCCAGACCAGTAGTGAAAGCTAAGAGAGAAACTATGTAAACTTAAGGAATAAGTCACACATACTTATAAAATGCAAACAATTGGTGAGCAATTGACCGAGCGTCTAGAGATCGGTCTCAAGAGATATGGTCATGGAGTGATTGTTGATTCTGACACGAGGGAGTGGGGTACACCTAAAAATTCTTGGATTGACATGGCTATTGAAGAATTTTTAGACGGAGTCATATATGTCGTGGCGGACTATATTAGAAAAGGTAGGGTGAGTAAAGAGGGTATGTGTGACCTAGAAAAGATGTACGGTCCGCGTGAAGCGGATGATAATGGACTCATCATGTATATTACAAAAAACTTCAACGATATGGAAAGTCCTAGACATAAAATGCTTCTATGGAACCTATTTAACATGTTACTCTCGTGTTCACGATTTTAAGTGGTTCAGCCACCTGTTTGAGGTGTATAGTGTGATAGGCAAAGTTATACCTTGGGAATACATCTTTAATAATATTTGATACAGTTGTAGCCTCAACTATATGAGGTATACTGGAGCATACTGACATCTTCTCAATTTGGAGGAGGCGATCTTCCATCAATACAAATCTTTTGAGTCCCTTTTCATTCATTCCGTCTCCTCTCATCTTAAGATACATATCTCTAGAGGCACCATGGCTTAAATGAAAATGCTTAGAACCCGAAACCTCTTCACTCTTACTTCTCGCTTCGTACATGAGAACGAAGGCTATGATACCTAGGAGTAGGTACATCATTTACTAAAGGTTGAGATAATTTATGGAATCGTATAAGTGTAGGTAACGGGTGTTGGTGTAGCCTCCCCACCACGGTTAGAAGTTTCGGTTACCACAGCTGTACCATTTTCTGTAATGCGCCATCCGGGTGCATACAGTGGTCTTTGATAGGATATTTTAAACGTAGAAACCTTAGTTGGAGATGTAATCGTAAATATTTTTTGACCAGTGGAAGTTGTATCCAATTCCCATGCAGCCCATGTAGAATCACCCGCCGCATCTAAATATCCAGTTGTTGTATCACTTACACACGCATCTGTGTCAGTTCCACATGTATATTTAGTTGGTTGTACATGCATAGTTATTTGGGATGATGTGACACGAATTCCATCTACCTTTATATCGGCCATATGTAAATCGTGTGATGGAGATGCTTCTGGGGTCTGAATATAAAATTCATATGTATATGCACTTCCACTGGGACCCGTGGGTCCTGTGGGTCCTGTGGGTTTCTCTGTGGGTATCAGAAAAAATGCTCCCACCGAGGATGAACAACAACAACACATCATTAAAACAAGGACGGCAATTATTTTTGGATCCATTATATTTACTTATTACATAGAAATTAGTTTAGACAGATCATTAACTTTGTGGATGATGTTGAAAAACTCGTCACGAGAGGAGACCTTGGTGGGATCCACAATCTCAAACTCAATTTGATAGGAAGATTCCTCTTCTGAGTCCATATCGGCGTTATCACCCGAAGAAATAGTCA